AATATTCTATTTGATTGTATACTGACAAGGTCTCTTAAAATTGATTGGGCAAGATCTTTAAAACTAAGCTTTCCAGTCATCACAAAATCTGTAAAGGCGTTAGACATTTGGCTTGTTAATGCCTCTGTGCTTTTTAAAATGTCTTCATAAGTATCATTATAAGCCTTATTCATCTCTTTGATTTTGTCGATTTGCTCATCAGTAAAAGTACGCTCATCTTTTACTTCCCACGAATCCCTAAAGGTTCTTATAGTAGGAAGCGCATCAATATATTCGGTTTTTAGTCTATTTATTTTATCAATTTGCTCATCTGTGAAAGTGCGTTCGCCTTTTACTTCCCATGAGTCGCGATATGTCTTTAAGGTTGGCAGCATCCCCACATATGCCTCTTGCTCTTTTTTTAAAGCTTTAAGTCTTGCCGCTTCTGCTTTTTCTGCTGCCGCTCTAATAGCTTCATAATAAGATTCGGGATCACCGCCAAAAAAACCTCCGGTATAAAAATCAGGGCGATCTTTTGCTAAAGTTTTTGCTTGACTAAATCTTTGTTTTTCAATCTGTAAAATAGCATTACTTTTTTCTTCTATCTGTGATAGGCCTAAAAGGTACTTATTAGTTAATTCCGTTAATTGATTATATCCCTCCACCATCTCTTTTGGTCTAAAAAGAAATGATTTATTTATAATATCAGAAACACCCTTAAACGATTTCTTAAATTTATCTAAATTCACAGCAATATAATATAAAGCTGCCGCAATAACCCCGGCTTTTGCCCCAACAGAGCCTTTCCCAAATAACTTATATGCGATCAACCCAGTTCCTACAGAGCCAGTAGTTCCTTCTGGTAAGACATTATTTATCTTGCCAAGCACCTCTACTGTCCGCTCAATTGAAGATCCAATTTTAATAATATATCCCGGCAAGTCCTGACTTAAAAAACTCTTATTAGCCTTGACCCATTCATTCATGCCAGTAATGGCTTCGTTAACTTTAGGAAGTAATGCATCTCCTATGCTGCCTTTGAAATTTATTATATTGGACCTAAGTTGTTTCATTTGATTAGCAAGACTATTTTGTGTCCTGTGCCAATCGCCAATCGCATCTGCGCTACCTTGCACAATTAGATTGTAAGCAATCACTGCCCGTTCTGCAGCAGTTAATTTTTCCGTTCCTTTAATAAGCCCTTGGTTAAAAGCCTCTTGTCTAATTCTTGCGACATTTAAGACCACACCATATTTTTTCATGGTCTCAAAATTACCAACAAGAGCACTCTCGATATCTCTTATAACATCTTCTGTTCTAACATTATTAAACGAACCTAAATCAACCGCAAGCTTTACGACTTCATTTGATAGTTTAGCGGCTTCATCAGAAGCAACCCCCATCGGCTTGAGCAAATCTTGAATGGAAGACAGAAACTTCTTAGCCTCAATATTACTTAGACCATAGGAATCAACAAGTGTTTGTGCCCAACTCTCTGCAAGCTGTATTTGATCGCGAAATACAACATTAAACTTGCCGGTCACCTCTTCTAAGTCACTTGCTGTTTTAATCGCATCTTTAAATAAATAACCTATACCACCACCAACTAATAAGCCCGGCAGAGAAAAGGCCAGTCTAAAAGAATTAGATATAGTACGCTGCATGGCAGTTGCTTTTTTAGTAACCATGCCATGAGCTTTATCAAGTTCTTTTTTTAGCGGCTCAGACTTACCGCTAATTAGAAGATATAATTTACCAAGATTTAATGCCACTATTTTTTATCCAGTATAAAATGATTTTCTAAAAATAAAATCTTATCAAGCGTCTCGGAATCGCCACCAAATAATTCAAGCATTTTTAACATCACATTCATATCGAGTCCAAGCGGATATTTGCCCATTGGTGGAAAAATCAATTGATTTCTAATCCTAAGAAATATATCAACAGCAAGCTCATTTTCTTCTTCCAACAGAGGAACACAAGATAAACAATCTGGTTCTTCTCCGCGCTTTTTTAAGTATTTTATACAAAGTTCACAAGGGGGCTTATTGCTTAGGCCCTCTATGTGCTCGACAAGTTTTTTTCCAAGCGCTCCTTACGCTCTTTCAGTTCCTGCCCCAATTGGTTAACAAGGGTGTTGATGGTCATCATAAAATCAGTTGATTCATTCATCAATTTAATTTTATTTTCTTTTGTGCAAGGAATTTCATTGCCGTCATCATCAAGCAGACATTTCCAATCAACTATGCAATAATCCCATGTCACCTCATCTTTCTTATTATGAGATACTTTTTCAAGCTGTTTTAAAAATTTATCATTTGCAACCCTAACACAAATAGCGGTATCTTCATCGAACTCAAACCACTTGCCAGGATTAGGGTTATTGAAGTTAATTTTCATCTTTTGTTTGCTCCCGTTTGCCCAAGCTTTTAAGAAAACGCTCTCTTGCTTCTTTATTTAATAGGTCTTTTGATGTATCAAATTCTAAATTCTTAGCTAAGATTATCTCTTTGCCTTTAAAAAATACTTTCGCGCTTCTTGCAGTATAAGTTGCCATATCTTTGCTCCCGTATTTTAATATTTAATCTACTCTTTTTTAGCGGTCATATCAGCTAGAATTTTAGCGACCGTAGCAACCAGGGTAGAGCTATCTACCCCAAGGGTCTTTAAAATTTCAAGCGACTGATAGCCTTGCTCGTCAACATTCCACTGACGGTCAATTGCAATATCGCCATGCCGATTTGCCTGCTTGCCAGTCATATTAGCCGTCTCATGAGTATTAGACGTATGAGTGACCGCTTGTTTAGAAACCATATTAGCAGTCTCAACCGCATTCTGCAAAGCCTGATTAGCAATATTTTGGCGCTGATTATCATACTGCTGAGCGTCATGCATCACCTTGTCGACATAAGACCTATTTCTCCGAATAGATTCGAGGCTCTCATGTTGATATTCATCATAAGTACGCTTAATATTCGAAAACCAAGCCTCATCTTTACCAGTTTCATATTCGCGTTCACGACCCAAATTAATCTCAGGTTGAGCAACTCGTTCATGCTCAACAGCTCCAGTTTCATGTGTCCCGACTGTACTTGTCGTTGTCTGTCCTGTAACCTGTTCTTCTTTTGCCATTTTACAAACTCCTTAGGGTTATAAGTTAGTGTTAGTTTAAAAAGATCTCTTGATATACGCTAAATGAGGCCGCTTAAAAGCGATTTTAAACAAAGGTTATTGGCCCAGATCCAGACAGCGTCAAACTAATCGAAGCCACCGTATTATGAGCCTGGTTAATACTATAGGTTGTAACGCGACCTCCAGCAGCAGAGTCCGTTGTTACATCGGGCACCCAATAACTCGTATTATCAACATAAACTTTAACACTATTTATCAGGCTTCCTCCAGCCCAGGCGGTCTCGATAGCAGATTGCCCGGTCGAGTCACTTGGGTCATAATGGCCACTTACAGAAAGTGACCATTTACGCATGCCCACATCGCTCTTTCCCCAGGTGCTACCAAAAGCAGTAGTATCGATTTCTTCGTTGCTAAGATCAAGTGACCAAGAAGCCATTTCAGCCACCGTATAAGTTCCATATTTAACTGTCGCATCTCTTCCATTATAAGTTGACATTTTTAATCTCCCATCGCTCCCGAGGGGATTATACTAAAAATTAAATTCGCCCTGTCCAGTTTCCATCATTTTTTTACTTAAATTCCAAAGGTTTTTATTTACCCTCATTAGAGTCATATGCTCAGTCTCGATATCACAATCAACATATACTTTATGCCCTACCTCACGAGCTTGATAACAAAAATTTATATCTTCTCCAACAGGATTATTTTCTTCTGTTTTATCAAATCTAAACCAAGGATATTCGACATCGTCAAAAACAGTACAATCTATCATCAAACATCCCGTTCCGGTCGCAGTTACTTCTGTTAAACCATTAGGGATATCTGGCATAAGATACATTTTATAAGGCTCTCCGATATAAAGAATCGGATTAAAAGGAGGCCATCTTTTAAAGGTCAGCGCCCCTACGATTTTTTTATCTCTATTAATCAGTCTTGATATAGTATCTTGCGGATAAACCATATCTGCGTCAAGAAAAAGCAGATGAGTGCAATCCATAGAAAGCGCCCTCATTGCTATCGTATTTCTCATCTCATGTATTGGCCCGCTTTGTGACCTTATAACTTCTGTATTATTTGGTTTATCAAGCATAGTAAAAGAATCAAAAAAATCACTATGACAATATGGCCAACTCAACGGTATGCCGATTGCAAGTTTCAATTATCTTCTCCTTTTTCGTAACGCTCAACTATACCTCGTTCAATTAATCGCTCTACAAGCAAAGCCGTCATCTCTTGCTTTGGTTTTATTACTGCCCCCTTTTTAAAACCTCCCCAATCTCTTAATAATCTTAAAGTCATCCTTTCCATTAATTTTCTTCTCCCGGTTTATTATAACAAGCCCATTTATTATTTTCTTCTGGATTAAAAGTCCAATTAGATGCTCTGCGCCTGCGAAATAACATTAGATCGTGAACGTACCATTTATTTGAATACACCCGTCTATAATCCTCATCATCATTTTTTACATCCACAATCACGTGATCATGATATATATAGGCCTCTTTGCAAAAAACATATCTTCCCAACTCAGCGGCACGAACAGACAATTCGTTATCACAAAAACAATGGTAGTATTGGGTGCAGAAAAACTCACCGTCAAGCAACGGCAACAAGCGCTTGTCGGCCAGCCAATGCGCCGCTGCTTTGATCTGACCTTTGAGCCGTACGTTATCGTCAAACCCAACCAGCCCCCAACCGTCAGGGAGCGTTTCCATCGCTTTGATTGCATTTTTTAAAAAATCCTTTTGTGGTATACAGTCATCACCAATATATGCTATCATTTGCCCCTTTGCTCTTTTAACCAGCTTCTTAACCATCTTAGGGGCACCAATTCTCTCTTTGTCTTCTTCTGTTACTATTTCATAATCTAATATACCAGCATTTTTATGAATAGCCTCAATGCATTTTAAGGCCTTACTCATCCTTATAACCGGCATTACTATAGATACTGAAACCATAATATCATATCCATTGTGGGTTATTTAGCGTCCATTCAACAGTCTTAGTTAAAGATTTTTCAATCGACACGGGAATATCAAACCCCATGCTCTTTAGTTTATCCCCGCTCAAAGCATACCTTAAATCATGCCCTGGTCTGCTTGAATGAAAATCAACAATTTTATATCTGAGTTTTTTACCTATAATATCGGCTATCATCTGTGCCAATTCTAAATTGGTAATCTCAGCCTCACCTACAATATTGTATTTGTCTCTTTGTTTAAAGTTTTTCATTAAAAACGAAGTTGCCGCAGATACATTTCTTGCATGGATATAAAATCTTGCTCCAGATTTCTTTTTTGTTGAATCGCCATGAATCGTTATTTCTTCACCATTTTTTATTTTTCGAATGCAAATAGGAATAAACTTCTCTTGATGCTGTCTCTCTCCAAAAATATTCATACAGCTTGAAATATATCCTGGCAAACCGTAAGTATTCATATAAGATAATGTTAGTTGTTCTGCCCCTGCCTTTGATGCCGAATAAGGGTTGCCGCTGTTATACCTATCCCACTCATAATAGCTTGACTGTAATCTCAAGGACCAAGGATCATACTTATCTGCCGTATCATAAGAATCTAATGGTCTCGCCGGGCCATATACCTCATCGGTAGAAAAATAAATAAATGCCTGTAAATTTTCACACTGCCTTGCAAACTCAAGCATATTTGCGGTTCCGACCACATTAGCATAAACGAATGAAAGTGGGTCTTTTATTGAGTTATCAACATGAGTCTCCGCCCCCATATGCAAGATATAATCAACGTCTCTTAATTCTTTAACAACCCCAATAGATACAGGCCTCGTGAAATCTATTGGCAGCAAAGTAACTCTTTTATTATTAAAAGCCTGTATCTCTTTAATACGGTCAAAGCCGCTTGACGCATATGTTAACTTATCCCAAATTATAATCTCGTGGTCTGATGTTTTCAAAAAATGCTCGACCATATGATGACCAACAAATCCACATCCCCCGGTAATTAAGATTTTCATAACCGCTCCCTAATAAAATACTCTTGGGCAATCATTATGCTGATTGCAGATATGTTTAATTTTCTCTTCGGTAATGTCATAATTATGAACTGATAAACCTGCTCTTTTATTCTCTTCACTCATTCGATTGCGGTGATTATTTATCCTCCTTTTTATCGCAAGATTAACGTCTGCCATTGACCAATGCACACCCAATAGCATTCCGTCATGAAGGTTATTTGTGCTAACTTCATGATGCCCATAACTCCACTCAATATTCTTCCCAGCTCTTACTAATGCGGGCTTTTTCCAGCGATCAAGCCCATTTCTCTTGCCATGCTTTCTTTGTTTTAAAATAGGCTCGTATAGATTTAATGGTTTTTCGCTTTTATGCTGATACATCCATATATAATCTATTTTTATTGCGTCGGCTTTAACATTATTTAGATATGTACTCATCTCACAAGATGGTTCAATTACAAACTCATCCGAATCCGCGATCAAAACCCACCCTTTCTCATGTCTTTTATACTCTGCATTAATTTGGTTTCTTTTAAGCCTGTCATCCAAGCCATTAGGCATTACCAAGGGTTTTACATCGATATCCAAATTCTGAAAATGTCTTATGACCTCTAATGTCTTATCATTAGTATCCTGATCTAATAAAATAACTATCTTGTCAGCAATTTTTTCATAATGGCGTAAAAAAAGCCATGCAAAATCTTCCTCATTATACCAGCACGAGATTATAGTAATCATAATTTCAGCCCATACCTATAAGGATTATCTCTATATCCTCGAAAGTTACGAGGGTCCCATGTTTTTGAATTCTTTCTCAACTGCTCAATTGTTAACTTTTCATCAAAAACATCAATAAATTTTTCGCTTGTTCGGGCAAGATTTAATTTTTTCATTCGCTCTAATAACTTCGGAGTCATCTTCTCTTTGTTATTACATAATAGCTGACGCTCTATCGGAATTGGCATTCCGCATAAATTACAGCAGGCATCCACTTGATCCTGAAACTCACCAGGCACCTTCATAAACCAATCATAATCAAGAGGCCATCCAGAATTTAACCCGAACAACCTATCAATTCCATTAGCAACCTCACAGAAGTATGCTTTATCTTGAGCAATGGTAGGGCACCAATTAAGTTGGACAAAACAATTATCTATAAGATACTCCCTAACATCCTTATCGGGAACGGCTTCTCCGATTGCAATAGTAGCAGGCTGATGCTTACAAGTATTCACCTGGCTTTCATTATGCTCATTATAGCCAAGCATGCCAAAAGTCTTATCAATTAAACTTCGATACTCATTAAACTTTTCACCGCCGTATGTCCAAAGACCATATTTGCTTTTAGGGCCACGTTTTAAAAGCAGTTCGCAAATCTTCTCAAACTCTGGATGAAGGGTTGGCTCTCCCCCTTGTATTCCAATTCTGTTAGGCCATTCAGTTGCACTTTTTTTAGTAGGTATTAGTGTTTCTAATGCTGCATCAATCTCGTCAAGGGTTGCATAAAAATATTGATCAGACCTTAAATGGCGAGTCCATCTTGAACAATAGACGCAAGTCTTCTGACAATAATTAGTTACTTCGATGTGGCAAAACCAAGCTTTATAAATAGGGCGCATTATTTATATACTCCTCCTTTTCTTATAAAGTCTATATATGAGGAAATTCCTTTTTATTACTTTCTATATTCAAAAAATTACAAAGAATATCATAATTTATCTTTGTCAAGTCTTCTATAAGTAAATCATTTTTTCTATTGAAGAAATACGCTTTCACATCTTCAGTGTGCTCAACAATACTACCGGGGTAAAAATCTGGCCAAACTAAATCATTGATTTTTTTATAATCTTTATATTTCTTTGCGCTATTTAACATTTTGTTCATTGAGCTGAACCAATTAGACTTATCTCTTGTGATTAAAATAAATTTAGACCCAGGGCATAATTTATCTAATTTTTTATAAACAAGAAATATAGGCACATCTACAAAAAAATCATAAAAATCTAAAATCTTCCTACTAAAGCTCTCACCCTTCAATACTCCTAAAACAGCATTAATATCTTTTCGAAAAGTCCAAGCTTTATACCCTAAATCACTAAAAGCTTCTGTAATTGATTTTGTTCCTGTTCGGGGATAACTTATACAAAAAATCTTTGTATTTTTAGACATTTCCTTTAACCCTAAACATATGCCGAGGCGCATCGTGAGAACCAACAAAAGTTCCTATAATCTTAATATCCTTCCCGCCCGCCTCTATAAGCATATTCTCAATATCTTCTGCCTTCTTATATTCCTCTACTTTATACATTCCAGACGAATAAGCACCACAGGTCTGAAAAAATAGATAGCGACAATGTTTTAAAACATTAGCAACAGCCTCTAACGTTTTTTCTTTTCCTAATTGCTTATAAATCCACATATGACTATTTAAAAAAATCGCTATATCATAATCTTTTTCTAAAATAAAATCGTCGCTAAAATGCCTTTTTATTACTAATGGTTTCAAATAGTATAAAGACTTTGCATTATTTAAAAATTGACATACAGCAGGATCAGCCTCAAAACCCAAGCACCTCTTGATTTTAAAATCTCGCAATAGATTAAAAGTAAAATAACCGCAAGACATCCCAATGTCTACAAAAGACTCAGGAGCAAAAGGAAGATTTTTCTTTATAGCTCTATATTCATCAACGCAAGTACTTTTATGGTATTTTATTTTATTTTTAAACTGTGGCAAATTAACTACGTGGTAAGCAAATCCTTTGTAGACGCTTGAACCATCTTGATACTTACCATGTCCAACAGTACTAACAAAGGATCTTAAAACAGCATCTTCCTCAGGTTTAAAATACATAGAATAAAAATCAGATATTTCTGCTTTTATTTTTTTAATCGCCTTTTCGTCATCAGTACTATATACCCCATTAACAGGCCAAGGATGATTGATACTTAGTCTTGGCAATGGAGTTTGCCCATCTTTTGAGCACCAAAAAAAATCAGTTAACTTTAAAATTTTTTCTTTACTACAAAAAAGCAAATTCCCTGGATTAATATCTCTATGCTCAATATTTTTTTCTTTTAAACCATGCAAAATATCATCTAAATTCTTAAGAAGCCGGTCTATGCCAATTGAAAATAAAACCTGTTTAATCATATTAAAATTTATACAATTAGCATTACCCAAGGAAAAATTATGGCGCTTCATGCTATAAGAGCAATCATCTATATTAAAAATATCTATAAAATTTTTATTGTCTTTTAACTCTGATAATGCAAAAACCTCACTTATAAAATATTTTTTATCAAATAGCATATGGCTTCTTTTGTATTTTTTTTCTACAAAATCGCCCTCAAACCTAAGTATAGACTGCTCGGTGTGTAATATCATTTCGCTCCCTTTGCCAATCATTAACTATCTTTCCTTAATAGAATTTCATAGTCTACTGCATAATGCCAAATATCTTGATCTGTATCTTTAGAAAGATTTGCAAACTGCCTTTCACAATTTAAAAATTGATATCCTGTAACCGACAAAGTACAATCATCCATAAGAGCAGTCAGATAATTATAAATACTTAATACCTGAGAAGCACCTTGCCAAACAGAACTTGAAAAAATAGAACACTGAATTCTAAAAGTATCAAAAGTACTCGTAAAATTAAAATCCGTATCGTCACTAATATGCTGATAAACTAAATAAGGCAATGCAGTTCCAGTTGGCGAATTATGCAGATATATCCTGCCACCCACAGAGGTATTAAGGTTTCCCGCAGTAGTAAGTTTATCATCAACGGCTTCAAATAGCGCATCCATTAACTTAGCTCACGTTTTAATCGATTTATAAACATCTGACGAATTTTTCTTTTATTCTTACTCATCGCTTGACGCATAAAAGGCACCGCAGGAACTCTTTTGCCTGTATCTTTATAATATCGACCACCCTCAACCTGGAAGGCATAATCAACATCTGTATCATCGCCGGCAGTTATAACAAATTCAGTAACAGGTCGACCGGCTTGAATTGGGTTTCTAAATCGGCTCTTTTCTGCCTTTATAGAATCATATAAATCTCCCGAATCATAAGCTTTTGATGCCACAATCCCTTTAGCCGTTCCGAGAACTAAGTTAGCCCCTATTTGAATAACTCTATTAAGGACATTATTTACAGCAAAGACGGTCTCGTCACCTCGCCATTCAAGCTCCGCCCCTTCAACAATCTTTTTAACAGATCGTTTAAATAAAAAACCGCCCACTCTTAATTGAGCCATCTTAGATCCTCTCTAAGTAAGTATGCCACATCTTAAAATGCCTACCAATACAATCCAACCGCAATTGTGCCAGAAGTGTAATCACCTGTTTTAACCCCCACCCGGTAAACAACATCGCGACTGCTATCAACTATCTTTCCTTCGTCATTTGTAGTAAATGTTTCTACATCATGCCAAACAACAGAATCACTTGTGCTATTAAACGATCTTTGAATTGTAACAGTACCTACCCAGCCACTACCAGAAATAGAATAATTTATCTCCCCATCGCCTTTAGAGGCATGCATAGGGCAGATAGACCCCGTAAATGTATTTTGTGCTGTAATGCTTGCTTCTTGCATTTTTATCTCCTTATTAATACGGCAAAAATAATATAATAATAAAAAACAATTTCTTTTTCATATCTACCTCTTTAGCCTCATGTTTTTTTGTATAACGGATTTGGTCACATTTTGTATTGGGCTAACTATTATAATTCCATTGTAATCCCATGTTTGATCTAAGAGCTGTTCGTCAGTCAAATATGTATCATAAATCGTAAGCCTCTTGTACCTGATCGGTAGCTCGTTTGCATGCGAAAAAAAGAGGTGATCATCTATGTCGAACCCGCTAAAATCTGAATCAGTTGGGCTGTTTAGGTCCCACGTATCGTTCAGCTTGTTTGAAAGCAAAAGTTTGCTATTCGCATCACTAAGTCGTGCCACCGTGATAAAGCTATCTGCATTTGACCAATTTACGTTAGCTATTGTATCAGTATCCGTATTAGCCGTTAATAACAAATCACCTTCAGTAGAACTAAACATTATACCATCGCCTACACTATCATCATCAACTGAGATGATCCCGCGTGTTCCAGTGTTGACCGCATCGTAGTCCTGAAGGACATCATATTCTACAATAATTGTTCCTTCACCTGAATCGAGAACAGCTTTTACCGCTGCACTCATCTCATATGATAGGCCTGATACACCGTCCTCTGCCGCCTCGGTTGAGCGGAATCTCGGGCAGCCATCAGTTGGAATGTATTGAGATAGGAAGTTATCGGGTTTTAGATCGCCACCGAATATACCGATTGCATCCCCACTGGTCTCTATCTGGATTCCTACGACCGGGGCTGTCTCGGTTCCTTTAATGTAGAACCTCTGCCAATTGGATGTCAGGGTCTTTTCAGTCCAGGCGCTGCCATCGTCAACCGTCATATTGATTGCGCCGGTGCCTGTTATTCGCTTCATCCATATAGAGAAGGTTTCCTCTGCATCGCCTATTGTGGGGGAGAGGGTGTATTTTATGGTGCCGTTTGCGTCTGTTGCGGTTAGGGTTGTTGCGGTTGCGTTTGTGATTTCTTTTAAAGAGATGTTTCGGATTTCAATATCTGCATCTCCATCATCATCACCCGAATAAGTTGCGTCATTATCACCCAACGCCGCATAAACATACGCACTTGTCGAAGCTGTTTTGGTCGCTGTAATTGAACAACTATACCAACCGTCCCCAACATCAGTAATTTCACTAAAGGCTGAACCATATTCTGCGCCAATTGCACCTGTGCCAAGATTAAAGAATGACTGTATATTTTCATTAACATCGTACAGCCTTAGCGCAGCGAAATTAACATCTCCGGCTTTCAACTCAGCACTAAAAAGATAAGTCGTTGCGGAAAATCCACCCTTTCCAATATAATGAACTTGGTCCACATTATTAGCAATTAAAACATTCGCTGTACTGTTGGGGCTTCCGACTAAAGTCCACCAATCATCAGTAATATCATTAGGGGCTTCCACCAGCTCACCGCCATAAGTCTCGACTCCACCCTCATCAGGTCCAGCCAAAGAAAGAACATCAGTGGTATCACTATTGGTCCACTGCGTAAAATCCTCAGAGTAGGGCAGCAGGTTGATCCCATATCCGTTTATGATCAGTCCGTTGTCATACACTGGCTCTGTCGGGATTGTATCGGAGTTCACAAAGTCTGGTGGGGTTAGCATGGCAAGTGCAGGGAATTGTCTTATAGTTATATCTTTTATATATACTGATTCCCCTCCACTCATGCCACTGAACAAAATAGCCAGGTCTGTGTCAGAGGCATGGATCACATATTCGTAATCAACATATGAATCGGTTAGGTCATGAGTCACTACGGTGGCAACTCCATCATACAATCTGAGTTGTATATCACCGCCACTTTCCTTTGCACTGTAATTTATTTTGTAATATCTACCAGCTACTGGGTCTTCACTTAAATCCTGGACATCTTGCAGTAATAACTGTGCGCCTGTGCCGTGGTTACTATAGGTTATAACGATGGCTTCATTGTCTCCCGATTCGTCTATAGCTATGGTATCCGTGCCATAGGGAACCCAGGATGTTTGAATCGGCCTGATAGTCACGTCATCTATTAGCAGTTGGTCGCCGTCTGTTGGATTGCCGTTGAAGCCGATTTCAAATACCCCAATGATATCACTGGAGAGATAAAAATATCCGTACACTTCTTCGAACTGATCTGTAGTAGGACTAAAAGATTTTGTGTCTGGAATACCAGCAAGGTTACCCCAAACAAATTTTACATTCTCAAGAGTATTAGAAGATGGAACGTAAACATTAGCAGCGACTCGATATAGCGTGTTCACGGTTAGATCTATTACACTGGTTGACAAATCAGCATAAGCGTATGTATCCCCATAACTCGTCAATAGCAGTTGTTTATCATCAGCCCCACCAAGATCTTGTGTATCAAACGATAACGCACCATTGCCATCTGCATAAGTTGTCCAATTACTCCCCGTGGTTACGTCTTTGATGGTTAGATCTTTTATGTAGACTGATTCGGTTGCGCTTAAGGATGAAAAGGCAATAGTAGGCCACCCAGAATCATGCGTAAAGGGTATTGAGTAATCAACATAAGAAGCTGTTAATGCTGGGCCAACAAACTGACTGGAGCCGTAATCAATATTAATATAAGCGGCTCCCACCACCTTCGCAGAAAATTGGACCATATAGGTATTGGTAGCTGTGAGATTTGCGCTAAGGTCTGCGGAATCAGTTAAGTATAAATAAGCTCCAGAAGAATGATCAACATAAGTAATCTTTATAGCCTCATTATCCCCAGATTCGTCTATTTCTATAGTGTTGGTTCCGTAGGGAATCCAGGATGTACTTATCGGTCTTATAGTGATGTCGTCTATGAATAGCTGATCTCCATCTGTTGGGTTGCCGCTAAGACCAAAGTACACATGCCCAACAACATCAGCAGCAAGATAGAAATAACCAATTAAATCCACATAGGTGTCTTCACTGCCCGTAAGATCCACAAGAGAAGTAGGGGGAACTTCACCAGTAATGCTCTGCCATCCAATAAAGACGTCTTTTATGGTATTTGTAGATGGCACTTGAACCTTGCCGGCTACTCGATACAATGTGTTTGCAGTTAAATTTGCTGATGCACCACTAGCAGCTATATCTAATTTTCCTCTTAAATATGCATCACCATAACTCGTCAACAACAACTGCTTATCATCATCCCCACCTAAATCCTGCGTGTCAAACGAGACCGTACCGTTGCCATCGGCATAAATAACCCAGTTGCTACCGGTTGTAACGTCTTTGATTGTTAGGTCTTTTATGTAGACCGTATCTGTGGCATCCAGGCTTGCAAAATACAAGTAATCACTGTCAACAGTTGAAGCTTTAAAATAAAAAGTATACTCTACATAGGAAGCGGTTAATTCTGCAACGTTAAAACCACCTCCGCTGTTGACATACAAGAAGGACGTTCCACCGGTCTTTTTAACTGTAGCGGTTACTTTATAATAATTACCTACCGTTAAATCGTCACTTAAATCAGCCGCGTCTCTTAAATATACCTTCCCTCCATTTTGACCATCAACGGAAGTGAACTTTATAGCCTCGTTGTCTCCCGACTCGTCAATCTCTATGGTGTTCGTACCATAGGGCACCCAGGATGTCTGAACGGGCCGTATAGTCACGTCATCGATATACAGTTGGTCTCCGTCTGCGGGGTCTTGATTAAATCCAATAGAAATATTTCCAACAACATCAGCGCCCAAATAAAAATATGTGTAAATTTCTTCATACTGATCTGTTGTAGGGCTATGGATTTCACTAGATGGTATACGGTCTGCAAGGGGCCAATATATAGTTACATTTTGCAAAGTGTTTGATGATGGTACATATACAATTGCACCAACCCTATACAAAGTATTTGCCGTTAACGACATTTCTGTAGTAGACAAAAAAGCATTGACTTTTGTATCCCCATAACTCGTCAACAAAATCTGCTTATCATCATCCCCACCAATATCCTGTGTGTCAAATGATATTGTACCGTTACCATCAGCACTTACAGTCCAATTACTCCCCGTTGTTACGTCTTTTATTGTCATATTCTCAATGTAGACAATCTCAGACCCACTCATATTGCCGAACTTTATAAAGTCTCCTGTTGCATGAGTAGCTTCAAAATACATTTCATAACTAACCTGTGAGGTAGTCAGTGTTACGGAATACAAATCAGCGTCATCTGCTTGGTTTCTAATGATAACCGTTGGATCATCTCCATCGTCATTGGCGTAGTATGCATCAAACGTTACTTTGTATTCTTTTCCTACTGTCAAGTCAGATGTTAAATCGCTAGCGTTTGCAAGGGTCATAGACGCGCCAGCGGCGTTATCCACATAACTAATCTTTATAGCCTCATTATCACCATCTTCATCTATCTCGATGGTGTTGGTCCCGTAGGGAATCCAGGATGTCTGAACGGGTCTTATTGATATGTCGTCGAAGTATAGAATATCACCGGCAGTAGGATTACCACTGAAACCTAAAAGTGTGTACCCGGTAATATCTGCTGAAATATAACTATAAAAATAGAGAGGAACCCATTGGTCAGTAGAGGCAGACAAGTCAGAGGCAGAATCGTCTGGCTGAGCACCTAAATCGGACAGTTTAAATTTGACAGATTTATTAGTGTTACCTGATGGTACATAGACATTTATCGAAAACCGATAGAGTGTGTTTGCAGCGAATATAATGTCATCTGCAGCCCCTATCTCTAACCGTGCATAGGCGCTACCGTCTCCAGCAATATTAGATATCTTCAAAACCTTTTCAGCACCAGGATTTGTTCCGTCATAAGTTGTGGTGGCTGTAGAGTCACTACCAGCAACAACCCAATTCCCAATAGTCCCATCCTCAAAAGTCCTATCATTATCGTCCTGGATGGCATCGCTATCATCACCCCCACCATCACCAGCCAAATAGGGCCAGTTGGGGGTGCCTTTGTGTGGGGCGGTTATTTCTTTTACACTGATGCTATTAACGTTCATATCCAAGGAAGTTCCATCCGCCGTATAAATTCGAATGGCAACATTTTCTGTTAATGGGGCCATGAAATATGTTGTCGTATTATTAAAGACTGAGGCATAATAAGAACCAGCAGCCGAGTCCTGTCTTACGCCAAAGGTAGTCGTAGAACCAGAATTAACAGTATAATCCGAATAAACCCTATATACCGTTCCGGCGGTTACAGCAATTGTGTCGGCATGATAACAAGCAGCCGCCCCAGTCCCATCGCTAACCACGTGCATGGTTCCGGCAGACCATTCAAAAGTGTCCATTCCAGAATTAGTCCATCCAGTTAAGTCTGAATCAAAATCTGGATTAGTAACCAACTCACTCCCAAGCGTTTCCTGATCAAACAAATCCGACCCCTGCGTATCAGAGCTGAAGTCACGGTCGTTCTGTGCGGTTATGGCCTCATCACCAGCCGAATAGGGCCAGTTGTATGTGCCTTTGTGGGGAGCGGTTACTTCTTTTACTGAGACGTTGTCGATAAATAAAGTTCCTGTATCAGATTGATTACTATAAAGAAATATACTAAAACTGGTCCCATCTGCTATAAAAGTAACTGTGAAAGTTGTTTGAGAACCGGACATTGTTTTTAGTATATTAAGATCAAGCCCAATGGCATAATCAATATTTATATAAAGACTAGTTGCTGTTGTAGTGCCTTGCCATGCGTCAACCGACAGTTGATATACATTACCTATTGTTAAGTCACCTATTTCCTCTGTAGCAAGGGACACTCCACTGGCACTTGCTGAATCTAATGTAACCTCCATCTTACCTGTGCCATCAGCAATTGACGCTCCTGACCAACCAGCCCAATTAACGTTGCCCCAAGTCGTAAAATCACTATCGTCGGAGGCGGTTATCAGCTCACTCCCCAACGTCTCTTGATCAAACAGATCAGACCCTTGAGTATCACTACTAAAATCCCTATCATTCTGAGCGGTTATGGCTTCGGTGCCTGCGGAGTAGGGGTAGTTGTAAGTGCCTTTGTGGGGGCTTGTGACTTCCTGAATGCTATTTACTGTTACGGTGGCTGTGTGACCAGAATAAGAGTATATAAAAACACGTTCTAAAAGACTTGGGCTATAATAATATTCATATGTTCCGTTTGCTGATTTTACAATACTGTTTCCATATATGTCTTCTTTAAGGTTCCCGTCATATGGTAATACAATATTCCCTGAACCTGAATAATTTGATATAGTTACATTAATTTTATAAGTATGATGTAAACTCCATTCGTAGGGATCATCTTTAACATCAGATGCCTCGTCAGCAAAGGTGATTTCATCACCGTCAATAGTCGGAGATCCAGTTGAAATTGCCCATGTTCTTGGGATATCACTACCCAACTCCTCCTGATCAAACAAATCAGACCCCTGCGTATCAGAGCTGAAGTCACGGTCGTTCTGTGCGGTTATGGCTTCGGTTCCTGCAGAGTATGGGAAGTTGTATGTGCCTTTGTGTGGGGCGGTTACGGGTTCTATAAGAATATTTCTCAGACGAACCACATCGCCGACATTGAGACCTGTAGTTGATTCATTCTGCTTTAAATAAAAAGTAAACCTATCGTCCCATGCATTTGATCCAGAATAATAAAAACTTCCCGAAACAGAAGTCCAAACATCTGTAGCAGTTAAACTATCAATTATTAATCCACTCTCTGTCCAACGTTTTGCTTCAAGTTCGTCTACATTTACATTTGTTGACGGTATGTAGTAATCTAATGAAATCCGATAAAACGTGTCTTTTGTAGTTATATCATCTTGCCATACATATACAGTATTTGCACTCGTGACTTCAATCTCATAATAATCAGTATCAAATGTGAGTGTACAATCGGCTTTTGTCCAGTCCCCAGTATCATCATCGGCGCAATCATCATCTAATACAGCTACCCCCAGACTCTCCTGGTCAAACAGGTCATCGCCTATGGTGTTGTCACTTGGGAGCTCCACTAACATTATGTTGCGGATGTAGGTGGATACTGTGGAGTTGTCGCCTGCGAAAACAAAAGTACTGCCAGAATTACTTGAGTATATATAATTTGGGACAGAGGTTATTGCTGGAGAATAAACTATGTAGCATCTATACCATCCACCACCCATATGCTCAATTCCAGAGATAGATTCATTGTTTCCAACCACACCGTTTGCTAAATCAAAAAAATTATTCTTTTGATTTCCGTCATGATAAGCCAGGCCCACCCAAGACTTATTCCCTTCTTTAAACTCAGCACTAAACAAATAAGAAGTTCCAGCCGTGAGCGTAAGATTGTTGTATAAACCGTGTGTATTAGTAGTTCCGTCTGGAATAATAGCGTTAGCTGTACTGTTACCAATTCTTAAACTACCCCACCAAGCATCCGTAATATCATTCTGCGCAGCGGTATCTATTAACTGCGCACCAGTGGCAGCCAGGATGTTACCGTCTGCATCGGTGGTGGAAGAGTCGCGAAGAAAGATAGGATTTGTTAAACCATTTTCCGAATCTGTCAGTCTATTTCGTGTAAAATCTATATCTACTAATTTATTCATAATTTAATTCTAAGATAAAGAAATAATAGGATTGGCTCTAAAATCTTCAGCCGGAGCCCCTGCATCTAACCAATCGCCATAAGTGCCACTTTGCGATCCACCATCTGTCCACTGGCAGGGAATAATTAGTTTTATAACCGCCTGTGGAGGAAATGCAGCGTGCACCCCTTTCTGATTCACACTTAAAAATATTAAGCTCTCATGTGCGGAAGCGAGAGCCACTTCATAGTATTTACTTATACCACCACCAGCATATTGATCAGAAGATCCAGCGATGTTGGCCTTAGTAGTATCAGTTGTATGAAAATGAAGCATATAGTTTAGCCCGCTATTCGCCAAAAGAGTTGCTCTATATACTGTAAAACCCGGTGGGTGGGGCCATCCATACTCCATCATATAATATGTTTCAGCATCTTTTGTTATTTCATAATAATCATAATCTACCCCACCAATGTTGGCAGATTTTTTTTCACAAATAAAAAACAAGTGTGCATGCTTAAGCGCCATATTATTAATATTTCCTTTTTAAATTTAATTTATGTTTTAATTAGTTTCTTATCTCTTCTGCCAAAATATCAAAATATATATTTCGCTCATCAACATCTGGCACAGCCCTTATATCAAAGTAACGAGCGGTAGTTTTTCCTTTAGGCACAAACTTTATTCTCCACCCTGTATCAATATCAGATATCTCATCCATATAGCGGGCGCGTATTTTATGAGTTACCCGCTCTTTTAGCTGCATTGACTCAAGACGCTCATTTCCTCTCATTGGCCAAATCGATACCCAGGCAGTTCTCTCGTTTGTCCATGATGGATTCCCATGTCCCCAGGTATCATTTATAAACTTCGGTTTTTGAAAAGTAATATGATGCCTTAAATTTCCAACTCTCATACAATTACATCCAGTCTATAATTAGACAATAAATTTTCAATAGTTGATAATGCTTTATGAATTGAGCCAATCACAAAAGGCTCTCTGTTTTCATATAAATCAGAAACGGTAAGTAATATGGCTTGAATAATAGGTCCGGGGACACTTGTGCTTGCAGCACCATAACCACAAACAAACTCTATTTCTATCGGCTTGCTTGTTTTAAGCGCTTCATTTGGCCATGTATAGCCATAAGCAATAACTACTCGCCCCTTTTGAGATTCGGTTTCAACATGATACTCGCTACTACTCCAAGTGGATTCACTATCTGCTGTATCGGTATATTTAATTGCTGTAACCGATTGCAAATTACCAAAAGGAAGTATTATATAA